GATGCCCTCTTTCCATAAATCTAACATAGCTTTCTTTGTCATGTCGGCAGCACTACCTTGAATTAATTTATTTAATGCCTTGTATGTAAATGCTCTTCTTGTTGCATTGTTATGCCAATAGTTTTTCTTACCTGTATCATTACCATTTTCGTCTAGGAGTGTTGGTCCCATTTGTTGTAACTCCAACATTCTCTCATGATCTTCTGCAGGTACATACTTACCCCAGTCATCACCACGTAAAACTGGTTCGTACTTTGGAAATCTACATTTTCTATTGAGTAAAGTTTTTATTTGACCTTTGTTAGATGCAGCGTTCATTAATTTATTCATTAACTGTTTTACAAAAGGTACACGTGTGTGATATCTTTCCGATAGTGCAGAGGCTTTGTCTTTTGATACACCTAACTCTGCTTGTAGTTTTGCTTTACCCATTCCATAAAACAATCCTAGATTAATTACTTTAGCTTGACTACGTGGTATCTCTGCCATCTCTGCTACGATCTGGTGAAAGTCTGTTTTAGGATTTGAATCATAGGAATCTGCAATTTGATTTACAGAAGATAAACCAAATCGTAATGCGTAGTGTGCAACAAGTCTTGGTTCCTGTTGGGAGTAATCAAAACAACCCCACTTCATACCTTCTTCAGGTATAAATAAACCTCTAATCAATGGACCTGTATCTGGATCTCTTGCAGGTATTTGTTGTAGATTTGGATTCTGATATGAAAATCTTCCAGTAACTGTACCACCATCATCAGATCTAATTTGATTTATTTCCGCGTGTATTCTACCACAATGTTCATGTTTTAATATTGTATCTATAAAAGTTGTATTGACCTTGTTTATTTTTCTAGCCTGTGATATTAATTGCACTGTAGGATGTGGATGATTAGAAAGGAAATTTTTTGTAAATGAAGGTGATTGTGTTTTCTCAGTTTTATCGTAAGGTAAATTTAATTTATCAAAAACTTTGGCAATCGATCTTGCAGCCCATATCTGAGTATCTACTCCTGTTTCTTTTTTCACTTGGTGTAATAATAATTCTTCTTTGGTGGTTAATTCTTTTTTTAATTGATTCGCTGCTTCGACGTCTACCCGCACCCCTAGGAAACGCATATCAACTAAACAAGGAAAAAGATCAGTCTCAAGATTAAAAATATCTTGAATGTCTTCTTCAACAATTAATTTTTTTACATGCTGCCAAAGTTCAAAAGTTAACTCAGCATCTTTTTCTGCATACGCTCCAACTTCACTCGCAGGTAGTTGCCACATGTCAGCCTTTGCATCCAGTCCTCTTTGCTTTGCAGCTTCGGTCAAGGACTTTTCATTTTTACCTTTGTTTAAAAAATGCCAAGACAAAGTATTGAGTGTGTATGAAAATCTATTTTCGTCTAGGAGTGAACATGCAACCATAGTATCTACCACTAAACCATTGATTTTTAAGCCTAATTTTCGTATCCAACATACGTCATACATTGCGTTATGAAAAATTTTTGTAGCAGGACAATTTAAAATATCTTTAAACCATTCTAAAGTTTTATCTCGATCAGAGTTTGGACCAGTAGCATGAGCTATAGGAAAATACCAAGAGCCATTTGGAACAGCCACTGCAATTCCTACAACTTCTCCTCTTCCCACAACTGCACCTGAACCTAATGATTTTAAATCAGTATCTTTTGTTTCCAAGTCAATTGCAATCTCATCGTGATCACGCAGATCTGGGTATTCTGTATGCATTACCCATTCTGTTTGAGCTTGCATGTAGCTTGGTAGCTTCATATTTATTCCTTTTGTTTGTTAGTTCTTCAACTTGTTTAAAACATTCTTCAGCTTCTTTGTAGTAGCCATTATTTTTTAACCACTCACCGTGACTTTTTAATATTTTATGTTGACCTATTTTCTCCATAATCTCTCTCTATTATCATTTCTATAAAGTGTATTGCTTTTAATAGATCTTGTTTCTTTCCTTTGTCTCGATGTCTTATAATATATTTTATTGCACAACCCTCTGGATACAATAATTCATTTTCGACTACAAACTTACTGGGTTGAATTTTATACTTTTGATAGTGACTCCCGCCATGCTGTTTATCCCATACATCACTCATAGTTTATATTCCTTTATTACTTTTTTAGCTTTTAATTTATATAGATTATTTCTTGCTCTAGAAATGCCCACATACCATACTCTATGCTCCTCATCTTGTTTGTCAACACTTTGTTTAATTCCTTTCTGAACTTTACTGCTTTGATGCAGAGATAAAATTACGTTGTCTTCTTCACCACCTTTGGCTGCATGAATTGTAGATACAAATATTCTAGCTTTACCACTTAATTTTTCTCCTGCCGCTAACATATTTCTAATATATAAAACTTCTTTATGTGGAGCTGCAGTGAATACATCATACCATTCTTTATTTTTATTCCAAAACTTTGCATTTGGTATGTAATCTCTTATGTCATTTATTTCTGATGGTTCTAAGGCTTCTTCTGTTTTCCATTTTGTATATGCAACTGCTGCATTATAAATTCCAACTGTAAAACTTTTACCTTTGTTGCTTTGATAATATAAATTTTTACGTCTAAGTTCTTCCATAATTGTAAGTAAATTACTTTTAGTCCTAGACAAAATTAACCAATTACCTTCTTTTAAATTAACCTGGCCTAAATTATTTATGTGTTGAGCTAATCCTTCTACAGGTCTTGGTAAATATTTCTTATGTTTCCTGATGCCTGCTATACGACTAATGGGTATTTCTGATTGTTGCTGTACAGCTTTAGATATACGTCTTGAATGTTTTAAAATTATCTCTCTACCAGGTTCAGTAATAAATCTATTTACATCAGCTCCAGCCCACGCATAAATAGCCTGGTCATCATCACCAGCTAAGTATAAATGTTCAGTTTTAGTTTTTAATATATCAACTAACTTCCATTGTAATGGAGATAGGTCTTGTGCTTCATCAATAAATATAGCTTTTAATTTTGGTATCTTGTCTTGTTTTTCTATTAACGTTTTAATTAAATCGTTAAAGTCCATTATCTCATTTACTTTTTTATATTCTTGTAACGTGCTAGCTATATTTTTTAGTGGACCCCAATCAATAACTTTTCTATCGTGTTCATTTCTATTATATAATTCTTTTATATTTATATCTAGGTTGATAGCCTTACCTATCATTTGAAAATATGGATTGTTGCAAGTTAAATAATGTGTTTGTTCTTCATTGTATTTATCAGAATAGTTTACACGAATTCCTAAAAGTTTTCCTATCTCTTCATAGTTATACGGTTGCATAATTTGTTCTTCGTTCATGCTTAGAAGATGAAAACAAAACGCATGGATAGTTTGGAAGTAAGGGACTTGTTTTTCCGATACTCCCACCCTATCACGCGCTACCCCAGAGGCTTTTTTAGTAAAAGCAAAGTATCCAATCTGGTGATATGGAGTACCAGTTCGAACATATGCTCGTACCCTTTGAAGTAATCTGTAGGTCTTACCTGTTCCAGGTGGACCAAATATTTTAGTCAGCTTTGCCATTTGATTTTTGAAACGTATCCACTAACTTTCCTTTGTAACCCATTGTTCCATAGTGAGTTGTTTCTCCATCAACAACAGCGTGAAATTTAAACCCAGCTTCCTTTGCTAGATCACAAAATTTTACATCTTCACCTATCCAAATACCGTCTTTAAATTCTGTTTCCCAAAAATTATAAAGATATTTAGCTGCGTCTGGTGATATGGCACTGTAATTTTTGATATGTAACTCAGGGTGTTTAGCCATCAATTGCTCATATATTTTTCTGTGAATCATTGTAAGACCAGCAGGGCCTCTTTTGATTTCACATATCCCTTTGTTATCTATATTTATATTTTGATAATCTTCAAAATTTACAGAATACTTTACAGAGTTATCTTGTGTCTTTTTTCTGTATGGACAACAAATAAAATCTTTCTCAGCTATTATCATTCTGCCTATAACTTCAGGTTCGAATGCTACATCTGCATCTACAAATAACTGATAATCAAAACCTGATTGTAAGAACAATGCTGTCAATATATTTCTACCATACCCAATGTATGGACATTTAAAT